TCACCTGCTTCTATCGTCTCTTTTTCCTTCTGTTTAGAAGGTTTTTCAATAGTTTCGCGGCCTACAGCCCCCTCTACCTCTACATCTGGGGTCTCAGGCTCTTGTTCAGGTATCTCCACTTCCTGTAAGTTTTTCTCCTTATCAGGATCAGGAAACTCAAATTCTACTTGTTGCATCGGCATAATTTAGTCCTCAAGCACGAGTCAATTTACTCGGATCGTCAATAACAGCCTCAATCGAATCGTCGTTCATCAAACGATATTCAGCCTTACCAACCTTAAATCGCGTGCCTGTATTGGCACGGAACATCACATAATTACCCTGTTTACACCACGGGCCGTCGGGAAACCGATCTTTGTCTTTATAGGCTTGTTCGCCCATATCGACCACCAGCCCCACCATAGACAGAATGTACTCCTCCCGCATGGTTTCGGCGGCTTTTGCGATGCCTCCCTCAAATGTGTCTTCTATAGTAGGTAGAGCAATAAGAACGCGGTATCCAACAGGTTTGGGGATTTGCTCCTCTAACACTACTTCCGCTTTTTCTTTCTCCTCTATCTGTTTGCGCCGCTTTTCTTCCAGCGGTGTAAGCTTTGCTGCTTCAGTCATCTATATCATCCGTATAGTTGCGCGAAAGGTCTTCGATCTCACGGCGTGCGGCGGTTAGACCTCGTATCACCCCACACGATTCCTTATATTGGGCGAAGTCAGTAGCTCCTCCCCCAGCAAGAAAATCTTCTTGGCTTTGCTGTAGTTCAGCAAGTTTTTTATCAAGCACGTCAAAGACGGTTAGCGCCATAGATTATTGTCTCCTAGGCGTTTGTTGGGCTTTTGCTAGATCAAGTATTGCTTTGGCTTCATCCAAATCTCGTCTCGCATTAGCTTGTTCTGTTTGAGAAGCGATACGTGCAGCTTCAATAGTAGCGGTGTTGTCTGCCTTCTGCTTATCGAGCTGTAGTTTCGCTGCATCTAACGCAGCGTCGGCTTGGTCTTTCTGAGCCTTACGCTGTTGTTCAGCAGCTTTAAGCTGCATTTCTTGTTGTTTCATCTGAATTATTGGGTCTTGAGCTTTCTGCTGTGCTGCTTGCTGCGCTGCAACTGCTTGTTTTTGCTTAGTATTTTGCTGTGCAGCTTGTGAAATTAAACTAGCCAGTTTGACCTCTATCTCTTCTGGAAGCTCTTCATTAGGTGCCGGTAACGGAACTCCTAATGTATTTTCAATTTGCTGCCTGTAGCTAAACGCTACGTGCTCGCCTATATGCGCTTGTAAAGCGGACATAATCTGCTGTGCAGCAGGATTCTGCCCTACAAACGCCATAATCTGCGGGTCTTGCAGGAAGGCTTGGTGAGTAGCGATGTGTGCGTCGTGGTCTTGGTAGATAAACGCTTTCATCGGTTTACCAACAAGCGCCGCCATGTTCTCACTGACCGGATCAGACGGTTTGATATCGTCCTTAGTCGGTACAAGTTTGTCCGCATTCTTAATACCCAGAACCTCGATCATCTGTCGGTGTAACTGGGGCAGGTCGTATATCTGTGGGGCAGCCTGTGCCATCTGCAACACGGTCTGATACTGCACAACTCTTTGTGCCATCGTGCTGCTGTTGGGATCGCTGACAGGAATTACTTCCACCATGTCGTAGTCTGCGCGGCGGGCGCGAGGTTCGGCACGGTCAGGCGTGTACATGTACTCATCCGGCGCATACTCAGCAATAATGGCCCGCAGCAGTTTGAACTCCTGCTTCATGGCGTAATGGACACGGGCTTGTACCGCAGCCATAGGCTTGAGAGTGCGCTCCAGTAGAGCGAGTGTGGTACCGACAGGCGCGTTGGCGCTCATGTCAGAAATGTTCATATCACTGATCGCCCCCAAACGTCGGCCTTCTTCAGTGATCTGCTTCAATAATGCAAGAAGTGTCTGACTAGGCTCCTTGTAAGGGAGCGTCATTATGTTCTCTTTGATACTACCGGAGGGCACGTCCACATCACGGAACTCGCCGGGGCCGATGGGAGTGTCATCCCCTTTGACCCGTAAACCACGGGACTTCAAGCCCCCCGGTAGGTTTGACAGAGACCCTGCGTCAACTAATTGACGAATCAGGGAAGTTCCGGCTTTGGCATATCCACCAATAATGTGAATTAAACCAAGACCATAGAAACCAAAGCCCGGTACATAAGAATAATGAACAAAATGTTGACGCTTGAGCGTCAAAGAATCGTCAGGATTCCAATTGCGGCGGATAGCCAATACAGACCCTGTGCCCTGCTCGATGGTCACGACATAGGGTTTTGCTATCTGTAAACCATCTCCTTCCTGATCAACATCATCAATAACGAGGTCTGCATGAACTTCTAAGACCGTATAGCGGTCGTCAGCGTTGAGGGTGTACCCCCCTTCCTCTGCTTTTTTCTCTTCTATATCAGTGTGATAGGAGACAGGATCGCCTAGTTCTTCTTCTCGATAGAAACCAGCCGCCTGTAATTTAATGAGTTCGTTCTTTGTTTTACGCATTACGTGGGTAACGCGCTCGGCTGTCTCTATATTAGACGCGCCGTAGGGGACAATGACATCCTCTGCTGGGATGTACATAGCCACCTGTCTGCCAAGGTTGGGGTCGAAATAAACCTTTTTAAAAGCTGACCCTGCAAGACCAAGCGAATAAAGTAACCGTTCGTGTTCGGGACGATACTCAACCATGACATCCGTTAATTCATAGTTCATGTCCGTTTTTACACGGAGAGCAGCGTCTTCCTTTTCTCGGGTTACTTCCCCAAGGATTTTGGTCTTGACAGGGCCAGCGGCTGGGAAAGTCTCGCTCATCGCTTCAGCTTGGAAGCGGATAGCGGCTTCTGCTAGAACATTGGAATACACACCACAGGCATTTTCCCAAGGTTCTGTTCTTTCTTCGTACTTGAAACCAACAACGTCCAATCCTTTAACGAACGTATCCGCCCATTCTTTTCTGCTGGATGTGTCGGCCTCAACATGACCTATAAGCTCTGACGACAGCTCTGTCAGCATACCGTCGTCCAGATATTCTGCGAGATTCGCATCGAACGGAATCATATCCGTATCGGCAGGTTCTCCCCCTAGTGTGACCTCAATTTCGCCATTTTCTAGCTCTACCATAACTGGGGTGTCAGCATCAGTTGCGATAGCCATATCTATGACTGCGTTTACTTCTTCTTCGGGTAAACCTTCGGGGGCTTGATACGCACTTTTTTCAATAGCCATAATTATTTACCTTTAGTAATACCCGCCACCACGGTGTCTGTACAGAGGTATATCATCCGGCTCGTCGGTTGGAAGCCTGATAAACCCGCCTTGTCTAAAACGCATAAGTGCCATTATGGTGCTATCCACCAAGTCATCGTGTGACATGAAGGGGAACCCGGCCACTTCCTCTACGAGTTCTTCCGCCCAACGTGTTTGTGGAACCCACACTAAGCCGGAGCTTACTATATCCGCTACGGAGTTTAAACGAGCGATCTTATCACCCGATCCCCTGTGAGGGGTATACTCCTGCACCACCAGACCCATCCGCCGCATCTCTTGATAGAGGGGCGTACCACTACTCTTCTTCTCCACAATAAACGCGTCCGGCTCCCACTCGCCAAACTCCTCATAAGCAAGCTCTTTCAACTCGGGAAACTCTAACCGCTTCTTGATGCTGTTCAGGAGGATGATGGAATAGCGGTTCTCCTCCTCATTGTAGAAAACACCCCACGTAGTCAGAGCCGTGTAGTCAGCACGGTTGTTTTTCTCAGCCGCCGCGTCGAGCGACATGATGATGTATTCACAGGGTGGAGGGGTCTCGTTAGTCCACTCGTTCCACCACTCACGCTTCACAATAGCCGCCTCTTCCGCAGTGGGTTTCTGCTGATACTGCGCGTTCCACTGGAAAAGCGGCATCGAAGCCTTAGTCCGATACAGCGCGTCTAAGTTAAAAAACTCAGGCCATAGGGGTTTTTCAGTCGGTTTAGTGGGGTTTTGTGGGTTTTCTATCTCCAGAATCGCCGGAAATTCTACTACCTCATAGGTGTCGGCTAAGTCAGATTGCGCCATATCCCGCACAACCCGGCCCGTCAGGTCATCCAGATGCCAGCGAGTTTGTACTATGGCAACGCGTCCGGCGGGCATCAGACGTGTTCGCGCACCGTAGGTAAACCACTCGTAGGCTTTGTCAAAAACGTCCAAGTTTCCGTTGATGATGTCTTGTTCGTTGTGTGGATCGTCGATAAGGAGGAGGTGGGCACCGCGACCAGCCAGTGCAGAGCCAACGCCACAGGCAAAATACTCCCCGCCCATGTTGGTATTCCACCTTCCCGCACTCTTTGAGTCCTGTGCAAGCTGCACATTCGGGAAAATCGCCTTATATTCGTCTGTTCCGATCAAATTTCGTACTTTTCTACCAAAATCCACCGCCAGATCAGTGGTATGGGACACCATCAGCACCTTTTTGTCGGGATTCCGCCCTAAAAACCACGCTGGGAAGTAAATCGAGATCAGTTGGGACTTACCATGACGCGGTGGCATGTTCACACAGACCCGATCCTTACCGGAATCTGGTAATTCCTCCCCACTTTCGTCGTACGAACGGCCTTTCTCTATCTCCATCAAGAGATCAGCCAGTATTCTGTGATGTTTACCGACCTTATAATCCGGCTGCATAGCGCAACAGAAATCAATCAGGTCTTTAGCCGCAGCCTCGGCCCGCTTTCTGGCCTCCAACTCCTCAACGATCTTATATATTTCCGCCTGCTCTTCGGCGGTGTAGGTATCTAGGTTTTGTAAGAGCAGGTCTACCTCTTCGGCGGTAAACTCAGGAGGGGGTGGGGCGGGATTTAGGTTTGTTAATACAGAAGCTGGCATCGTTTAGGGCTGTTCCGGCTCGTCTGCCTCTGTTTCATACACTCCTTCGCTGTTTTGTTTCAGGACTAGCAGCTTCTCACGTAGCTTTTCACGCAGTTCATCTGCTGTCTGGTGGGTAACCGTGATCTCTTTACGCTCAGTGAACAATCCAACGTCAGTCATCTTCCCCAGTAACTCCAAAGCTCGGATTCGTATTCTCGGATCGTCATTCTCCGTTTCCAGAATCAGCTTGTTGGTTACCGTATTGCGTATCTCCGCTGCGTGCGTAGCTACGAGTTGGCCGAATTCCTTGAGTATATTGTTGGTCTCAATAAGTGAGGCCGGAGTCAGCGCAGCGGTACGGGCGTGCGAGACTTCTTTGGAGGTGTGCTCAACATCTTTGGCGTAAGCTATAGCAAGCGTAGCGGCTACATCGTTGTCTATGTCGTCTGGTTCTACTTCGAGACCATGTTCCTGTAGCTCATTTATAGTGCGGCACGCAGCTTCCACACGGTCTTTTAAGTCCATGTAGGGAACATTTTCCGGTATCTCGATACCAAACTCTGGTGTTAGAGCAAGTGCCATTCGCGGATTGTACACTAAATTATTTGAAAACAAATACTTGGGACTCCAAAGGGGGGGTCTACCATA